AGGCTGAGGCAGAAGAAAACAAAATGTTTTGGGAAACGTATGATATGTTTACTACGTTTCTACGTGAGAAAACTAATACATCAGTATTGCGCCATGAACGGGCCGAGGCAGATGACCTTATCGCAAGATTCATACATCTGCATCCCAACGACGAACACTATATCATCAGCAGCGATACCGATTATGTTCAGTTGATTGCACATAATGTCAAGCAGTACAATGGTATCGCTAATCAACTGATTACCCTTGAAGGTTATTTTGATGACAAGGGTAAGCCTGTCAAGGACAAGAAAACTGGGCTACACAAGACTCTAGGTGATCCACAGTTTCACCTGTTTGAGAAGATCATGCGTGGTGATGCAGGCGACAATGTGTTCAGCGCATATCCCGGTGTTCGCACTAAGGGTAGCAAGAGCAAGGTTGGTCTGACTGAAGCCTATGCTGATCGGCACAAGCAAGGCTTTAGTTGGAATAACATGATGCTACAGCGTTGGGCTGATCCTGACGGTGTTGAATATCGTGTCAAGGACTTGTATGAGCGTAACAAACTGTTGATTGACTTGACAGCACAGCCCGACGAGATCAAGGATCTTGTTGACTTGAGCATCATAAAAGGTGTTCGCACAACTACTACCCCGCAAGTTGGCATTCATTTTATGAAGTTCTGCAGCAAATATGAACTCAATAAGATTGGTGATCAACCGGACTCTTTTGCTAAATGGTTGAATAATCCTTATAAGGGTGAACTAAAAGTAGTATGAATCTATCTTTAGTTTCTATAGACAATGTTTATGATGATCCTGACCATGTAAGGGACTATGCTTTATCGGTTAGATATAATATCCCCGGAGTAGATCCTTTGATGAATGTATTGTCCAATGGCTCCTGGCCCGGCATCACTAGCATAGATACTTTTAAATTCCCAAAAATTGATTCATTAGTTAGTAGTACTTTAGGAAAAGTTGTAAGACAGGTTTATAATAGTGGTAAATTTAGATTGTCCTCAGAGGGAGAAATAGCAAAAAGTCCACTTCATGTTGATACTAAAGATTTCAATACCTATGCCGGAGTATTATATTTAAATAAAGTCACAGATAGCATACCCGGTACTATTTTTTATACTCACAAAGAAACAAATACAAATTTTGCCGATGCGAAAACGTATGAAAAAATTTTAGAAAATAATGATTTACTTAATGTTGATAAGTGGATAGTGGACAGTATTTCTCACATAAAATATAATAGATTGATTATTTACCCGGCTAACAGATATCATGGACCAGGTATTTCTTTCGGTAAAGTCAAAGAAGATGCAAGATTGGTACAGCTTTTTTTATGGGAGATTTTATAATGTACATCTACGATACACCGGAAGTGAAGATATTATCACCTGGCGATAAAGGTTTTAAATTTACTAGTAACCTAATAGAATATCCACGTGCCGCAATCGCTATTACTGATGAATGTCCTGAAAATCTAAAGGCTCAAATTTGGATCTATCAGCGTAAGGGTTATATCAAACCCGTAGCATATGTTCCTACAAAAGAATATGTCTGGGATCAGTTGGGACAATGATTATAGAATATAAACAAGATCCATTCAGTAGATTTTATCAGGCAGACCAAAGCGGAGTCACCAAGTATACCAACGGGGAGTATGTTTATATTCCTATACTTAAAAATGCACATACTTGGTTGACACAGATTTTTAGAGATGGATTAGGATGGGAGCCTGTATTAGACCCTGCAGATATATCACATTGTAAAAAAATAGTAGTGCTACGAGATCCTATTGAGCGTTGGATATCTGCTATGGCAACCTATCTAGATTTTTTAGATGGTCTAATGCAGTTGGACAGTAGTACTGTACAGTTGATATGCGACGGTGTATTTTACGATCAACATACTTTGCCCCAAACTTTATCATTAGGGGGTTTAGATACTGAGTATTGTGTTTTCTTTTATATGTCAAAGCACACCAATGATTTTGATATCAATATGAAAAACTTTATTACAGACAGGTTCAAGAAAATTGATTACGGTATGTTTACTAAAAACGACGGATTAAATAAACCTAAACACAAGTATTACAATGAACAATTTTCAAAGTTACTAGCTAGATTAGAAGGTAGTGTATTTCAGCGTAAGCTTTATCATGCCTATCTTTCCGATTATCATTTACTTGAAAGTTTAAAGCTTGAAAAAAATAAACATAAGGAGTGTTATGAAAACTTTAACTGCTAAGGCAATAATCAATGACCAATATTGGGTAGTGACAGACGGTGAGAAGAAAGTAGGTAACGTGTTGGCTAATGCTGCTGGATTCTCATTGATCATTGAAGGGAACACTACTCATTTTGACAGCACAGACGATATAAGAAAGAAAGCTAAGATACGCTTTCAGCCATTAAAAACTAATAAAAACAAAGCAGAACTTCCCTATCCAGAATATCCTACTAGTCCTAGAACCTATAATAACATTCTTGATGTGCGCAGGAAGCTACATTTATTCACTAAATCTACGAAAAGCAAGTGCTATCATGCAGCAGGATGGTTCTTACTAAATCAAAACGGTCATGAAAAAGTTGAGTTTTGTCCCAAATACATCTTTATACAGCGTTATGATTACAAGGGTCCATTTAAATCTAAGGATGACGCTTTAGCTGCTATAAATACTCAGACATGATACATATCAAAAAGTTCATAGATAAGGTATCATTACAGGAAGGGCGTAGGTCAAAAGATATAGTATTGCCCATAGAAGAAGCTAGAGGACTAAGGGACGAGATAGGCAAGCTTTTAGCAGATATGAATGATCTCAAAGGTAAGTCAAAAGACGAGGTCATCAAAGTAGAAATAACAGGTGGTAAGTTTAAATGAGTAGAACACAGCCCAAAATCATACTAGAACATGTAGATAAAACTACTTATAAGTGCGATCAGATCGTCGAGGCTAGTGGTATTTGGGCAGTGTTTTATGAAGGTCAACCCATCAATCTAAAAAGCCAACATTACCTAGCAAACGAAGCAGCACCAAAATACAAAAAGACTAGTTTCAGTAATCCGGGCCATGCCAGAAACTTGTGCCGTAAACTCAATAGCCTATTCAAGACTGATAAGTTTACAGTTCATTTTTTGAATCAAGGTAGTCAAGTTTATCCGGATGAATGACAGGCGTAAAGAAAAAATAACAAATGCAGTTGTAAGTGCGCTGCCCTCAAATAGCACTTATAAAACTCTGTCTATAAATCATTTACTTTTTAGATGGTGGTTCACAGGGCGAGCCGGAGATACTCTTAGATTGACTGACGAAGGTAAGCTAGCTTTTACCGAAGCTAACTTAGAGTTTTTTGATTTTTCATTAGCACCATTAAAAAAACTCACTATAAGCAGCAAAGAATATACATTAAAGATAGGTAAAAAGGTGTCCTGTCCTTTCTATATAGGATTAAAAACAAACAAAGCAGCATCAGCATACATAAGAGTATATGATAGCAAAGTTGCTATGATGATAGAGTTGTATGGAACCTTTAATGATTACTTAGACAAATAAGGAAACAACTATGACAGAAGAAAAGAAAAACCCAATACAGGAAATACTTGCTAGAAAGAAAGCAATGCAAGCCAATAACCGAGGAAATTTTAACCCTACAGAGGGTAAAAATATGAAGAGTCAAACTAAAAGTAATGGTCCCAGCGTTATGAGGAAGCAAGGCAGAGGTAGCTGATTGCCCTACTGCTATAGTCCTTGGACTAATATTGACATAAGCCCACAAGGTCAGATAAGCCCTTGCTGTAAGTTTAGACATAATCATTACAAGACCAAGATTCCAAATATAAATGATATGACTATCGAGGACTACCTTGATAGTCCACTGTTGTTTGAAGTAAAAGAAGATTTTAAAAACGACAGATGGCCTAAAGGTTGTGAGCGTTGCAAGATAGAAGAAGAAAACGATATCAAGAGCAAGCGCATATTAGATCACGAAAGATGGAAGGAACATTATGATCAATATGACGAAAGTAAAAAGTTCCTTACAGCAAGCATAGCATTTGGTAACACCTGTAACTTAGCTTGTGTGACCTGCGGTCCTGACGCTTCAAGCAAATGGTATAACGAATATCTCAAGTTTAATGGTATAGACATAAAACCAAATCATTTTTATAAAGATGGATTCGTAGAAAACTTTTATAAATCTGCTAAAAACATCATTCACTTAGATATACCGGGCGGGGAGCCGTTATTAAGCGGTGTAAGGCAACAGAAAGAGTTATTAGAAAAATATGTGAGTGAAGGTTCTAGTAAAGATATTACCTTGCACTATACTTCAAACGCTACTATTTTCCCAGATACTGAATGGTTTGAGTTATGGAAAGAGTTCAAGCATGTTGAGATACAACTTAGCTTAGACGCTATCAATCAGCGTTTTGAATATATAAGATATCCGGGTATATGGTCTGATGTTGTATCTAACATACAGTCATACCAAAAACATTCTAACAGCAAGTTGTCACTATCTGTAGCGGTGACTGTTAGTGCGTACAATGTATATTACCTAGATGAGCTTACACATACCACTCATGATCTAGGTTTGGGTATGCCGTGGTTTGGTAGATTGCATTACCCAAAATATATGCGGCCTACAGTTTGGAGAGATGGCGCAAAGGAATATATCATACAAAAACTATCAACTAGCAAGTTTGATTTTTCTAACTGGATCAAGCTCTTACAGACAGAAGATGATAAAGAAAGTTTCGATGATTTTCGATACCATTTATTGCGTCAAGATAGTTATAGAAAAAAGAGTTTCGGGCAAACCTTTCCTGAAATGTTGCAATTTTTAAAAAACTAATGTAATATAACTTATCCTTGTAATACATAGGTTTGTTATGAAGCGTTATATTGTTTTAGGTAGTCTATTGACTCTTGCGAGTTGCGGGGGCGGGGGCGGCGAAACTCCGCAACCTACTGTAACTATTAGCAGTGCTCCTGCTGCATCTACTCCAGTCGCAACTTGTAGTAACCCGCACAAATCTACATACCCTGATAGTTATAAAGGTACCTATACCTTTACACCTAGCAAGGCAAAGCTAGAATCTAGCATGGTGAGGGCTATCGGGCTAAAAGACTATTACCCCGGCGGAGAAGGACCAGGAGGTCCGCATCTTTATAGTAATGCCTGCGCACCATTTGAATATGCTAAGATGCTATACCGCAACAGCCTAGATAATATCAAAGCTAATGGAGCTGATGTTGTATGGGTATATAACTATGCTCGTTGGCAAAACGTTCGTGACGATGTAATGACCATAGACAAAAAGGATCAACAGATTCCTGATACCATGGTAGACTATATCGTATCTGAAGCACACAAGCGCGGACTTAAAGTTTATTACAGTTGGATGTTCGATCCTAGAGATACACTAGGTAATGATGTCTATATACCTGGTACCAACATCGATGAGCGTACTTTGACAAAGATGCTGGATAGTTATCATAAGCTTATGATCGATATAAGCAAGTATGCTCAGAGTAAAGGTATCGATGGCATTGCAGCAGATTGGAACGCATTGTACATAAGAAATGTTGAGAGCGACCACAGGACATTGTGGGATAGTAAGATGTCCAATATCATCGATGATATTAGGAAAAACTTTACAGGCAAGATCACATATGGTTCCAGTGCTTTTAGTATCATGTGGTATAACCCTGAACTGTTTAAAAAGGTAGACTATCTGCAGATCAATGCTGGTATCGGCACCTATAATAAAGCAGATGTTAGTAAAGTTGATTTGGATACCCTAGTCAAAAATGCAGAATGTAGCATACAGTATCAATATATGCGTCTAGTAGATGCGCAGGCTGCGTTCTATAACGTATGCCCACTGAAGACGGTGAAAGCAAATCTTACATTGCCTCCTGTGCTATGGACTATACAAGTTCAAAGTCATGACCGTGTTCTTACACAGGGCTGGCAAGAAGATGGTTTTTGTACTCCAGGTAAAACAGATCAAGGTTTGGATCATAACTGTGTACAGGAAACATTCACTACAGACTTCAGTGTACAAAGCATGGGTATCGAAGCACTCATGCAGGCTATCACTAAGCAAACTTATTTTAAAACTGCCGGAGTAGACCTTAGTGCTAGTTATTGGCACACTGATGAAGTTTATCCAGAACCAAAGCGAGGGTTCCCCAACATTAGTCAAAGTGTGCGTGGGAAACCTGCTGAGGCCATTGTAAAGTCTTGGTTTGCACGGTAAAAAAACCCTAATACTTTCAATGACTTACGTAAGGCTTGACTTTGGGTCTATTTGGTAGCATAATATATCTATAGTTGATTAACGGAGATTGATATGACTACTGCAATTTACTCTGCCCTCACAGACCAGGAAAAGCGTCAGGTCAGTATGTTTGGCTGCACTGAGGCTCAGATGCGTGAAGCGGTCGAGGACAGTCTGTCGTTTCGTTTCAGTGGTCCTGCGTTCATGGCTGCTAGTCTGATGAGCGATGCTCAGGAAGAGATTGTTCGTGGTCTGAGTGAGGATGCTCGACAGACGCTCAATCGTGCGAAGTGGATTCTTTTTACTTACTGTGATAAGGAGCGTGACAATGCCTAATAAAAATCTTACTCTGACCCAGGTCAGCGATGTTCTTAGTACTCTTGGTTACATGATCGCACTAGAAAATGAAAACCTTTCTAGCCAGGATCTCTATACGATAACCGGCGATCTTGAAGCAAGTATCGCCGCCCTTCTTACTGCTGCCAAACGTAAGGAAGATGAACTTGCGTAAAGGCGAAAATATTTCGGTGCGCAGCGAGGGCGGTAGGAGTGTGAACTGCCCCCTCGTTGACATCGACTATAAGGACAACAAAATCTGGGTGCGTTTTCCAACCAATCAGGTGCTTGAAATGGACTGGAATAGCAAGCGTAAAATCTATATAGGGCGCATGGCTCGTATGGAATTTACTGTAGATCCAGAGGCATTGTAAGTTATTGATTTATAACGATTTGTTTTGGTTGACACAGGCCTCGTTTGGGCGCATAATATACATATAGTTGATTAACGGAGATTGTTATGTATTCTGAACACGATATGGATCTTGCACTGACTGAGTATATGGACGCTATCCAAGCAGACTATAGCAAGTTCGGGGGCAAGGCTTATGCAGCCCTGAACATTACTATCAATCGTGGTAGCAAGTTCTACAAGGTCGTCACTGGTAACAGCGTCCACAG